AATTAATAAATCATCATTGAAAGAAGCAAAAGCTAATTTTGAAGAAATTCAAAAATTTGCAGTTGAAGAAGCTACAAAAAATATTCAAGAGGATGTAAATAAAAAGGTTGTTGAAATTATGAACAATTCACTTAAAGAAGATTCTGAAATTGTTCAAGAAGATGTTACAATTAATACAGATGGAACTACAATAACAATTGACAACAACGGAGATGTAGAAGTTGAAACTGATGGTGAAGTTGAAGGTGTTAATGATTTAGAAGGAACAATTGAAAATGAGCCAGAAGAAAATGAGCCAGAAGAAATTGTTGTTTCAGATGAAGATGATGAAGTAGAAATTGATAACTCAGAATTAGAAGATATGGAAAACATAGAAGAAATAAATTTCAACGAACAAGATGAAATGGCTGCACCTGTTGCTCCAGGAGCAGCACCTGTTGCTCCAGAAGCAGCACCTGTTGCTCCAGAAGCTGAAGTAGCTCCTGAAACACCAGAAGAAGATACAATATCAAATCCATTTGAAATGCTTGCAGATAAAATGGACCAAATGATGGCGATGATGGGCGGAAGTCCAGAGGCTGGAGATGAAAATGTTGAAATAATTGACGATACAGAAGAAGCTGCACCTGAAATGGCTGCACCAGCACCTGCACCTGCACCTGCACCTTCACCTGCACCTGCAGCACCAGTATCAGAAGAAATTACATTTGAAGTAGTTAATGATATGGAAGGTCCAGAAATGGAAGATGATGTTCTTGAAATCGTTGGAGAAGACGAGGAAGATATTGTTGATGAGAATACGATGTCTGGACAAGGATATGCTGTTAGAAGAGCGGCTGGTAATCAAGACGATGCTCATGGTAGAACAAAACCAGAAGTTGCAAGTAACAGAAGAAGAATTAAAGAAAATAAAGAAAATAAAGCTCAATATGAGGCTAAATTAGCTGAGCTCATTAAGGAAAACAATAGTTTAAAATCGGAGAAAAAAGAAATAGAACAAGAACTAATTAAGTTCGAAAACGGTTTCATAAAGCTCCAAGAAAATTTTGAAGAAATGCAAGATTACAACGCTAAGTTGGTTATGGCCTACAAAGTTGCGATGGCAGGTGGTCTTACAACTGATGAAAAGATTCAAATTTCTGAACAGTTCGACAAGTGCGAAACTATAAAAGAAGCTGAGAATCTTTACAAATCAATTGTTAGTGAACACCAAATCAAGGTTAATAAAAACCCTGAAAAAAGCATCAAGTCAACTTCTATAAAGTCTACACCCTCTAAGAGTACTTCACAACCTCTATACGAAAGTAGAGAAGTTGTAAGAATGAAAGAACTTGCTGGAATCAAAAAAAATGAAAATTAATATATGTTTTTTCGCAAAAAAGTGTAATAAAAATTGAAAACACTTTTTTAAACATATTTATTGTTAAACAAATTAAAAAACTTAAAAAATGAGCGAATTATTGAACAGTGGTAAAGTTGGACTTACAGTCTTTAAAAACTTAGCTGAACAAAGAAAAGCAATTGTCNATAGTTGGACAGATTCTGGACTTCTTGACGAAGGATACCTACCAGATGGTACTCCAGTTAGAATGAAAGGAATTAAAGCTGCTAACGTAGCACAACTTTTAGAAAATCAAGCAGCAGCAATGTTGAACGAGGTAACTCTTGATTCATCTGCAGGTAGATTTGATACAGTTGCATTTCCTATCGTAAGAAGAGTATTCTCAAGATTACTTGCTAACGAAATTGTTTCAGTACAGCCTTTGGCTTTACCATCAGGACTTTTATTCTACATGGATGCGAGAGTTTCATATGCGGGTAGCGATACTCACTTTGAAGTAACTCCTCCAGGAATAACTAACGGAACAGGTGCAAGAGATAACACTGCTATTGTACCACCACAAAACACAGCAAATCATCAGGGAGGACCTGTATTTGCTGATACAACTGCATACGAAAGATTTTACAACAATCAAGGATTTGATATGTCATTCGGTACTGGATACACAGCAATGGGTACTTCATCTGCGAGTGCTGCAACTGCTTGGGTTGGAGGTCTTAATAACATGGTATTCACATTGGATTCTGGGTTTGACGTATCAAAACAACAATCAACTGCAACTCTTAGATTTTCAGCTGTAACTAATATTTATTATTCAGGTGCAAGTGGAAACCAATTATTGGTAGCTGCAGGAGGTAATGTACCTTTCTTCAGTTCTGTACAAACATGGGCAGAAGACCAATATCAAGGAGGAATTGCAAGAGTAATTCTTGACCTTAGACCAGCTGGTGTATACGGAACAGATTTCGATGCATCTATGCTTAATGATGGTGCAGGTACTTTTGGTGCATCATATTCAATTGAAGCAGTTCCAACTTACGAAGTATTTAATAACTTGGAAGCTAAGTCAGAAATGGCTGAACTTACAATTAGATTTTCTTCTGTAACTGTAAACACCGTAACAAGAAAACTTAGAGCACACTGGACTCCAGAACTTGCTCAAGACCTTGAAGCATATCACTCTATTGATGCGGAAGCTGAGCTTACAGCTCTTCTTTCAGAGCACGTAGCTGCTGAAATCGACAGAGAAATCATCATCGACCTTATTAACGGAGCACCGTTCAGAGCAAGATGGGATTACAAAGGATTATCGTCTAATGCGAACTTCTTCGGAACTCAAAAAGACTGGAATCAAACTTTGATAACAAGAGTTAATGAGCTTTCAGCTCAAATTCATAAAGCAACCCTTAGAGGTGGTGCAAACTGGATTGTATGTTCTGCAGAAGCAGGAGCAATCTTTGATGACTTGGAATACTTCCACGTTGATGGTAGCGCAGCTCCAGAAAGCGAAAAGTATAACTTAGGTGTTGAAAAGATTGGTAACTTAGGTTCAAGATACGTAGTATACAAAGACCCTTATCTTCCAGCTAATATCGTTCTTCTTGGACATAAAGGTAACACTTTCCTTGAAGCAGGATACATCTACGCACCGTATATTCCTCTTCAATTAACACAAACTATCACTGACCCTAACGACTTCACACCTCGTAAAGGAATCATGACACGTTATGCTAAGAAGATGGTTAATAACAGATTTTATGCTGTTATATACATTGATAACATTAATACTTACTAATCGAAAGATTAATAATAATTTATCATAAACAAAAAAGAGAGATTCAAAAGAATCTCTTTTTTTTATGCCTTAATATTTAATATTTTTACGATATAATCATAATCCTCGTGAGTAAGTTTAGGATTCATCGTTGAGAAATATCTTTCTGGAGTTTTATTGCACCAATGAAGTTCTGTAATACTGAAATTTCCATATAATCCTATAGAACAAACTAAATTTTCATCTTTAGAGTGCTTAAAAGTTTCAAAAAGAGGCTTTTCTTCATCCAAAACCCATCCTCTGGATTCAAGAAATTCTCTATTAATTTGAATTTCTTCTTGCATTGCTATACTATATGGCGTAGTTGGTTTCTTCATTGTGAATATTATTCTTTTGTACTGTATGATTGATTTATTTTTTAGAATTTTTAACTTGTTCTTTTAATTCATAGAAACGATTTAAAAATAATTCTTCTGCCTCCTCAGGAGAAATTTTTTCGATTGTGCAATTATAAAGCTTTTCGCTACGCAAAATTTTTCGAGCCTCTCTAAGCGAAATTTCCTCTTCTCGTGACTTCAAATTAATTTCACTCTGCTCTATTATTAATTCACGAATCTCACGTATAAGCACTTGATTATCAACATCATGAGTTCTTTTTGATAAAGGAAATTTAAGATTATATTTTTTTGATATAATTTTCTGAAGTTTATCTTCCGCATCTCTATAATGCTTAAATTCTGGTCGATGTTTAATTGGGCGAATTAAATCGCTCATTACATACTCAGGAGAATCGTGCATTAAAAAATCAAACTGTTCTTCTGGTGTTCCTTCTTCGTATGAGCACAATACTGAATGCTGAGCAACTGAATAATGAAAAAGACAATGGCCTCCATATCGACACATATTACTAAGTGCATGTGCAATATCTTCTATGTAAATTTGCTCTGGCCTAATATTAAATATATCTATATCTATACCAGAATAAAGAGTCATCGTCATAGGATGAATAATACTTTTTTTAATTGTTTCCATAACTTCAAAGTTTTGGTATAACAACAAAAGTATGTAAAAAAATTTACTTTAACAATATTTAAGCTTCGTATTTTTAATTACAAGGTCATTAACAAAGTTAATTTTTTCCTCTGTTGTCATTTAATTAAACCTATCTCTATCGAAATTTATCATAAAAACTATAATTTTCTAATTATAAATAATTCAAACAATTATGAATCAAATTTTCTCAGCCTATTTATAAGAAAAAATAAATTATGGCTTTTCACAATACAAATTGGACAGCGGTTCCAATGACAACAGGTACTTATAATATTGGTGATTTAGGTAATGGATTAACAGCTTCTACAGTACATCAAGTATTTTGTACCACTTCTGGAACAGTTACTATAACTGCTATGGGTGGTGGCAAATTTACATGGTCAGCTACAGCTGGTCAAAAAGTAGATGTAGTTTGCGCTAATATAGTAGTGACATCAGGAGAATTTGTAGGATTCAAAGAGAATTATCAACAAAATTATCGAACACAAGTATTAATTTAACAATTAAATAAAATTTAAAATATGAGTGTATTTTGCGCAGAAGGATGTTTAACTGGTATGACTATTACTCAGAAGAATCAAATTTTCAGAAGAATTAGAAGAAAAATTGGAGCTCCTGTTTTAGGCGTAGAACTTGTTGATGAACAAATAGAAGAATGTATTTGTGAAGCAATAGAGGAATACTCTGGATACATCAATGATTGGGTTATTAGAAATAGACTTGGAGAAATGCTTGGTCTTCCATCTGAAGTAGATTTTACATTAAAATATGTTTCCAATTCTTTATATTTTGAAAGGTCTTTCGCAACTGATATAGGTGAACAAATAGGCCTTGGAGCTAATGGTACAAGTGAAGTTAAAACTACATCAATTACCTTAACTGCTGGTACTCAAGATTATACAATTCCATCTGGACGTGAAGTTCTTGATATTCTTTGGTTTACTCCATCATTTATTAATTTATTTGGTCTTGACCCATTTGCAAATCAAAATATTGCATTCTCTGAATTCGGTGCATCTTTTGCAGGTCATACTCTTTTTCACGTTATGCCTGTATTTGATACAATTATGACAGCTCAAGCGGCTGAACTTAGAAATAGAGTTAGAGGTTCTGAATATCACTACATACTTAGACCTGGACCTAATGCGACAAAAACATTAAAATTATTTCCAATTCCAAGAACACCAAATCAAACTTTTGCTGGTAATAATAATACTGGTATTGGTGGTGGTGCAGGTACTCCAGGAACAGTGTTTTATACATACAGAGATAGAGCTGGATTATATGGTAACCCTGATTTTAGCGGTATGACTGCTAATCCAGGATACTCAGCAAGTACATCAACTGAACAAGGAAATGGTCTTGTATCAGGACCAGGTGATGTTCAATTAAAATATATCAATTGGAATCAAATGAATTCTGTTGCTCATACGTGGGTTAAAAAATATGCACAAGCACTCGCTAAGGAATTATTAGGTATTGGTATTAGAGGTAAATTTAAAGGTGAACTTCCAATTCCAGGAGCTACATTAAACTTAAACTCTGATGACCTAATCTCTACAGGTAGGGAAGACCAACAAAAATTATTGGAAAAATTAGATAGAGACTTACAAGAATTAAGTTACAGTAAAATTATGGAAAAGAGAGTAGCTGTTCAAGAAGCTGTTAATAAGACGCTCTCATATGTTCCAATGAAAATATGGATTTATTAATAAATGGCTGATTTAAATGAAATAGGGAAATATCCAGATGGTCTTAAAAATGATGAGACCAAGCCTGATGGAATTGAATTGTTTTTTGGTGACAAAGAAAGAGCATTCTTCGGAGCTACTGGTAGAGAAATGACTGAAACTATTCTTCAAGAATCTATAATTCTTTATAGAATGGACCTCCGCAAAACCCAAACACACTCTCTATATGGACAAGCTAAATCTTTTCAAAAAGTTTGGAAAGATGAAATTAAAATTAGTGGAAGAATAAACGTTGAAGCCATAGCTCCAGAGTATGCTGCAGATGGAGGACTTGTTAAAAAAGGGTTTGGTGAATTGACAGCTCACATTTATATGGAACACTTAGAAGAATTAGGTATAGTTAAGCATGAAGAAAATCAAACTGTAGTATTTGACCTTAATGATGGAGATTTTATTGGATTTAAAGACCAGTTTTATAAAATTATTAATAATGGACATTCTCAGATTTCAAATGAATTCTCTTGGGGTGGTGATAGAAGGTTTTTTATTACAATTACTGCTATAGAAGTAGATGAAGATGTCTTTAAAGCGAGATAAAATCCACTAAGAGTTAACTATAATCTAAGTATATAATTGAACTACCAGATTAGGGAAAACTTCAAAAAGCTAACGCCCTCCTTAAATGGTTCCCATTAAAAAAATTCTGTTGAATTTTAAAAATGAGTGCTGTTTGAGTGAATGCCTTTAGTCATAATGATAAAGGTCTTCTATCAGCAGGGACAGCAATCCAGATTACTCTGGAACCATTTAAGTGGTTACTTTCTAATAACTTAATCTGATAAAAACTACCATCTTTAGTGCAAAATCCATGTGAGAGAAACTAACGCCCTCAGAAAGAAAACTCGTCCACATGGCAAAAACCAATGCAAATATAATAAATAAAAACTATCAATTCAAGAATTATTAAAACTATTTAATTAAAAACTTCATAAGATGAGTATTAACGACAATATAGGAAGAGAACTTGATAAGGATTTTGAGAATTTTAATTTTTTGCCACAGAAACTTCAATTAGAAGACCTTGATTTGGGTATTAAGGGATTTATAGATGACCTTGAAATTAGTATGACGAATGAAAATGGAATTCTTGCAAAGGTTCCAATATTATGNCTTGCTCAAGAGCTTTGGGCAGAGAGAAAACTTAATTGGAAGGAAATGCGAAATGAGGTTGGCGAAGAGATTACCAGACCATTTATAACCATATATAGAAAAGGAGTGATTCAAGGAACCTCTCCTCTAAAGAGAACGATTCCTAAGAAAATGAAATTTAGATATGTTAAGGTTCCGATATTTGATGGTACGCTTAAGGGATATGAACTTTATAAAATACCACAGCCAACATATGTTGATTGTTCTTATACGATGAGTTTATTTACTCATTACATGGTTGATGTGAATGAATTTTATGAAATGGTTCTTAGAGAAGGATATTCTGATGGTCAAGGATATATGAAAATTAATGGGTATAATATTTCGTCAAAAATAAGCGAACCAAGTGAGAATAATAAAACAGATATTAATCAAGAAAGAGTTTATAGGATTGATATACCAATAACAATTTACGGTAAATTAGTTGACCCTACTTCTTTTGAGAAAGTGAATACCATCAACAAAGTGTTAATTAAAATTACTGAGAAAAAGAGATAATCAATAATGTTTTATCTTTTTTCTTCTATTTATAATAAAGTTTTAATACATGAGGATTAAGAACAAAAGAGCAAAGACTAATTATGTAAATTATAAGTCAAGTGGGATGTCAAAAAGAATAGCAATTCAAGCTGGCAAAACAGCAAATATCCCAGCGATTACCAATGTATTACAAATTATCAATTTTGGAGATTTTCAAAGAGGTTTTTTTGAGATAATAGAAGATAAATTAATAGAAAAAATTACCACTAAGAAAAAATCTGAAGATTCCTTGGAAAAAATTAAAAAGGAAGTAAAAGATTATATTGATAATAAGGAATAAAAATAAAGAAATAAATAACAAAATTTAATAATAGCGATATGGCAACAATATTTGTATCACCAGGTGTATTCACAAAAGAGCAAGACTTTACAATTTTTGCGTCAAGAATAGGTATTACAAGATTGGGAGTTGTTGNTAAAACCCTTAAGGGTCCAGCATTCGAACCAATCAAAATAAGAACTACAGATGATTATTTGCTTAGATTTGGGGGAACTGACCCTGATTTTCCACTACCATATGTGGCGAATTCATTCTTAGCACAATCAAATGAATTAACTGTAACAAGAATCTTAGGAAGTGATGGATTTACAAACTCTCCAGCGTGGTTAATTATCGCTGATATTTCTGATACATATTCAGGAGAGACAACAATTTCAGGAATGACATTTAGTCAAACTGGACTTGGAACTCCAACAACATATTCATATGACCTTTCTATTAACGCAGTGATGGCTTATGGAACTGTATCTGCAGCAACATTAGGAACAGTTGTTTCATTGAACTATTCTGGTTCTGTAACTGCAGCAGATGTTAAAGCAGCACTTGTAGCTGATTCAACATATACAGCACTTGGAATTACATCTACAGTTGATACTGCTGGAGCAGTTATGGAAACTGGTTCATGGTNACTTGCAGTAACTGATATTGAACCAAATNGAGAAAAGTCTGGTTCTACACTTGCAGTTCTTAGAAGCAAGAGAAACTCAATTGATAAGTCATTCTATTTTGATAAAGAAAGTGATGTAACTATTGGAACAATTACAAGTACACTTGGAAGTTTCTCTACTTAGTGCAACTACTGGTCCACTTACAGCACAAACTAATAGTGGTATTACAGTTTCACTTGACGAAACAAGAGATGATTATATTGTTAAAATTCTTGGGAAGAATCCAGCTGTTATTTCAAATACACCTAACTTATATGTTGAGAGGATTTATCCTCACTTTATAAGAGAGGCAGATTCACTTGGAGTTATTGATAATATTAACCCAGAGCTTATTTATACAAATGAAGCATCTTATACACAATTTGAAGATGGATATACAAATGCGGTTACACCGTGGATTGTATCAAGAGTAATTGGTGGAGATGTTAAGAATCTGTTTAAAGTGCAAACTATTTCTGATGGTAATGCTTCTAATGTTGAAGTTAAAATTTCAATTGCAAATATTGATATAAATAATTATTACATTCGATATTATCGTAAGAAGATATGAAGATACTGATGCAACCGCATCTTCTACAGCACTTGAAAGATGGTCAAACCTTTCTCTTAGAGAAGAAGATTCAAATTATATTGCTAAAGTAATTGGTACAACTGATGAAAGTTTTCCAATTAAGTCAAATTTCATTACAATTGACCTTGCTGAGAGCATGCCAAGAAATACAGTTCCTGCAGGATTTAGAGGATATGAATTAAGAGAATCTGGAATTTCAGGTTCTACTTCACCAGATATTTATTATAAGACTGGTTATCTTTCAGGAGATTCAGTATTCAAGACATATCTTGGTATTTCTGAACTTGGATACACTAATTTTACAAGTGACCAAGTTTCAACAAAGAATTCAATCAAGACTATTGAATCTGATTTATTTTCATATGAAGGTGGATATACTGCTTCAGGAACAACTACAATTAAAGGTTTCCACATGGAAAATATGGCTGATTCAAGTTTGTTTATCAGTGGAGGTGAAAATTCTCTTACAGGATATACAAATGCAGCTGGAACACTGATTGATAGAAATAAACTTAAATTTACAGTTGTACCACATGGAGGATTCGATGGATGGGATAAGTATCAAGCTTATGCAAATCTTTATGAAGAATTTACAGACGCATATACAGCAAATGTTAATTCATTCAAATCTGGTCTTGATAAAATAGCTAATCCAGAGGTGGTAGATATTAATATTCTTGCTACTCCAGGTATTGACTATAGCAATAACGATACTATTGTAAAATATGGTCTTGATATTGTTGAAGATAGAACAGATGCAATCTATGTAATGGATGCTCCAAGACTTACAAGTGGTTCCGTTAAAGGAACTCCAGAAGAGATAGTTTCAAGACTTGAAGCAACTGGAATTGATAGTAACTATGCTGCTACTTACTGGCCATGGATTCAAATTGAAGACCCTAACTCAGGTAAGTATACATACCAAGCACCAACAATGATGGCAGTTCAAACTTATGCACTTACAGATAATGTAGCTGCACCATGGTTTGCACCCGCAGGACTTAATAGAGGTACTGCTGGTCCACAAGTTGTTAGAGCAGATGTTAGATTGACTGAAAATGATAGAAACACACTTTATCAAGGTAGAGTTAATCCAATTGCAACATTTGTACAACAAGGCGTTGTTATTTGGGGACAAAAAACTCTTCAAGTTAGACAATCAGCTCTTGATAGAATTAATATTAGAAGATTATTATTACAAGTTAGAAGATTAACAGCAGCTGCAGCACTTACTTTAGTGTTCGAACAAAACGACCAAACATTAAGAGACCAATTTCTTGCAAAGGTTGAACCAATTTTGCTTCGAATTCAAAATCAAAGAGGTTTAACTGCCTTTAAAGTTGTAATGGATAGTACTAATAATACTTCAGATACTATTGATAGAAATATGTTAGTTGGTAAGATTCAACTTCAACCTACAAGAACAGCTGAATTCATTGACTTGACGTTCCAAGTTTTGCCAACTGGTGCGAGATTCGAAGATTTTTGATTTTCAAGTAGTTAAATATAAATAAAACAAAAAAAGATATAGAAATATATCTTTTTTTGTTTAAATAATAATTTAATATTTTGTTGTTATTTATTTTTTATCTATATTTATAGACGATAAATTTAGCAGTTCATGTAGATTAGTTTTGAGTTATGAAAAAAAAGACAAAATGTATTGTTTGCGGAAATGAGACCAAATGGGGAGGAGAAACTTGTGGAAGGGTTTGTGCTGGTGAAATAAAGAAAAAAAGAAACAGAGAGCTAAGGAAATGTTCTTTTTGTGGTATTGATTTTGAAGTAAAGAAAACTTCGAATAAAAAATTATGTTCTGATGAATGTAGAAAGAAGTGGGCAAAAATTCCAGAAAATAA